ATCAAGTCTGCTTCTGTCTGATAGGGAATAATCTCATCGACATACTTGCACCCCTTCAGTTGTATATATCTTTCGATTATCGTCTGAACTGGTTTGTTCTTTTCGGGACGGTCAATCGTAGGGTCGGTTTGTAGTCCCACAATGAGATGGTCACACTGTGACTTTGCCTCTTCCAACATTGCGATATGTCCTGCATGAAGTAAATCGAATGCGGAACAGGTGAAACCTTTTTTTAAAATAATGCTTGACAAATCATGAAATCCGTGGTATAATTAAAGTGCCTTTTGGGGAGGGTTGGATACTACTGTTCCTGCAACACAATATCTGTATCCATCAAAGTTTGACGGTCTTACTTCATGAATAAGATTTCCGTTAAACAATACCAACATACCGTGTTCAATCTCTAATTCATAATCCGAATCAGTGAAGTATAATCCTGGCGACCCTTTGGGTGGGTCAATGTAATAAGTAAATGCCCACACATTTGGCCAATGATTATGTGGTATGGTTACTTCACCACTCTTATATCGTGTTCCCCACATAACCGAACATTCAAGTGAGTTGATATATGTATCATACCAAAAAATATTATTCATACGAGATAAATGATTNGGATGTTGTTTTTGTAACTCGTGAGAAGACTCTCTAGAGAATTCAGTAACAATGTCTCCGAGACNTTGAAACTCTTCATAAGATAGAACATCAGCAAATGTTGTATCAGCCTTNACATTTGTGGNATGATTCATGACATCACCAATCGTATCAATCCGATTNATAATCTTCATGTTCATTTNTTCATCATCAATAATCTTAGTAAAGACANATTCGTCTTGTGTATTTTTCAATTTAATCATGTAAATGTCGGACTAATATTCCCTGCAATACAATATCTATACCCCTCGTAAGTAGACTTTTTTACTCCATGAAGAACATCACCTTTAAACAAAATCAATAACCCATGTTCAATAGGAATCTCTTTATCATGTTCTGGAAAGTATAAACCCGCAGCACCTTTAGGTGGATTAAGATAATATGTGAAAGACCATGTTGACGGCCAGTGGTCATGAACAGCAAAGGCCTCGTCACTACTTTGTTTCATACCCCACATAAGATGACATCTCTGACTACGAACATATAACCTTCGGGTGAATATTTTCATACCACGATTAAAGTCTTTATATGCATGAGACCCTTCTAGGATATCCATAGACTTTTCACGACCAAACTTTTCAACAATCTTAACAAATTCATCGAACTGTGGTAGACCAAGAAGACTATTTGAGTATCCTGCTTGTCCAAGTCTATTGCCTTCGGGCACAAAGTCATAGTCGAAATCTCTAAGATACTCGAACATACGATTATTCATCTCGTCGTTGTTAATAATCTTAGTGAAATACATTAGTGCATATTGTCTTTATTAAAATCAAACATATTGATTACGTTACCGCCATCACTATCAGTCATCTCTTTTAGACTTTCTAAGTATTCGTCAATCTCATCACTAGTCTTTCTAACCATTTTAGAGACTTCTTGAATATCTTCTTCTTTCATCTCTGCATAGTCCTCTTTACGAGATTCATGCATAGTTGCCATTTCTTTCAATGCTTCATTATACTGATACAGAAGCGGTTCTGTAGGAAATCCAATACCCACAACATGATTACCGTTGAGAATAATGAAGTCCTCAAGACTTTCTTGATAAATCATCCACGGCCGAAATACAAAATACTTAACGCCATTGGACTCCGACTGAACTAATTTCATAACCTTACGAGTCACAAGTTCTAATTCTTCTTCATTGTTCCATTGGACGATTTCACAAACAACCTCATCACCGTTTGCAAGTTTAAACTGTCTTACTTCGTATTGATTACTCATGATAACTTGTTCCTTTTATATTGTCTGATTATATTTATTAGAGGAATAAAAGGCATACTTTTACCGAATGATTTGTAATATTTTCTATTCTCTTCAGGATTCTTGTATGTTTCGGCATGGATATAATTTGTTTGCCAAGTGCCCAATTGAGGAACTCCTAACTCGACTCGACTTTCGTCAAACTCTTTTGTCCATTCTACCATATCAATAAAATCATAATCGCCACTTGGGTGTGTCCACCAATTTCGATTCATTTCATGAGATTTTAAAAATTCCTTATGTCGGGTCATTTCCGCATTCATAGATTTATCACCTATAAAGGGCATTTCTTCTGAGTATGTATACCCATATTCCATGAAGTTATCATATACTTGTTTATCCATATCATCAGCATTTTCGCCAGGTTTTTGTTGAAGGTATAGTGGAAAATAACCAACATAGTTATCTGTCCAATTCTCATTTATCCATTCTTTACCACGGTCTAAAGATTCAAATGTCTCGTAAGGAAGTCCAGCAATCATACTAAAGATTCCACAATAATAACTATGAGAATTTTTTTCAAAGTAATCCTTTATCTCCAACAAACCTGATTGCATCTCTTCAGGTTTCATTCCTTTGCCTACAGATTTAGCTGATTCATAATTGAATGACTCTACACCATAATGATGTGATGTTAATCCTATATCAATCATATCTTGCCAAGTCTCCCTGCCATGACGGATGAGAAGGTCAGCTCTAATGTAACCACTAAACTGCGGTTGGAACGGAAGTCTACGAACAGCTCGTGCGATTAATGAAATCTTATCCTTCGAGTCATTGATGGTATCATCTGTCACATAGTAATTGGTAATTCCCCATCTCTCATAGTTCTCCAAAAGTTCTTCGTATAAACTATCCTCATAACGAGTTGTATCCTGTTTCATACCCAATAGGGGAAAAGAACAATATTTACAAGTAAAAATACAACCACGAGCAAATTCAACATTTAATGTTTCGTTTTCTTGGATAAAGTCACGGTCTTCCAAAGAGATACTCGCATCTCTCTTTGGAAAACATGGATACGAGTGTTGTGATTTGATTAACTGACCACCGTTTTTTAGTGTGTCTGATATTCTTGGTTCTGGCCCTTTGCCACTCAGATATTCTAATAATGCGTCCATTGCATATTCACCATTACCTGTAATAAAGTAATCGGAGTCTACACAACTTACTACCCAAGTTTTTTGTCCGCCCGAAACAATTTTGACCCACGGGTATTTTTCTCGAATGTGGTCAGTAATCCATTTAATTCTTTCTATCGATGGAGTAAAAAACATCATACTGAAACCGATGAAAAGAGTTTCTTTAGTCACCCGTTCAGAAATAATCTGAACCAGTTCATCGTTAGTAAAAAACATACCGTAGTCAATACACTCTATATCCCAACCACTTTTACGAAGATGGGTTGCAATTCTGTGATTACCAAAACTGCGATAGGATTCGACATGTGGATTCTCTCGACTAATTCCAAGTATTTCACTAGGATTCGTATTAGAACCTTCGCGCCACTCGTTAATCAAATAAGCATATTTTTCTGAGTTGTCGGGCGATGTGAATCCACCTAATAGTAATCCATGCATTACTTCAAATCTACTTTGTATATTTTATGGGTAAACTGTTCTTTAGTATATATCTTAATTCTTTCTGCGCTATGGCGCAGAGTAAAGTTCTTATATGACCGAATGTGTAGGTCATCCGCAATGTCAAATAGTTTCGTTTCCGACCCATCGTCAGACTGTCGAAGACCACGACCTATCGATTGCAGGACTTTAACTTGAGACTTAGAAGGACTAGCGAAAACAATGTTATGCAGATTCCTAATGTTGATGCCTGTGCTAAAAGTGCCAAGTGATGCGACGATGATAGCATTTTTCTGTTTCTCCACGATGCCGCGAATCTGTTCGCGGTCAGTTGCGTCCACCTCACCCGACACATAGAAAATCTTACGACCTTCTTCTGCTTTGTCTCTCATCATATCAAAGAGAACCTTACCGTGTTTCTCTACGAACTGAAAGAGAACCAGAGTGTTACCATTCTGGTCAAGTGCGAGATTGGTGATGAGTTTATTACGTTTCTCGTTTGTGACAATATAGTCAAGTTCTTCCTGATAGGTTGCGTCCTTCAACATATGACATACATCATTATGATACCGCAACAACAGGACAGATATATTTAGTTTCGCAAGTGTTCCCTTCTCCTGCAAATCCTTGGTCATAGTGACGCGCTTTGTTGGCCCAAACAGACCCTCTAATACCAGTTTGTTAGTTTCGGTGCCGTCAAGCGTGCCAGTAGTGCCATAACGGTATTCTGCGTTGATACACTTATTCATGATACCTGACAGCGACTTTGCCTTGAACAAATGCACCTCATCCCCAAACACACAACCAAAGTTCTCGAACCACTCCTTCGGAAACTTATAGATGGATTGCCACGTAGAGATGATGATTTGTTTGTCTGTTGTCTTGTCTTTGCCTGAATAAATCTTATGACAATTATTCTCTACATCAAATCCATAGTCATCAAAGTCTTTATACATCTGTTCTACCAGACTTGTTGTAGGAACAACAATGAGAATCTGATGGTCATAGTTGTCGATATACCAACGAAGTAGATTGTAGATGATAAACGATTTACCACTACCTGTCGGTGATAGAAGAATAGCACGTTTGTTTTCAATACCATGTGTCACTGCGTCATACTGATAGTCACGCAATTCATAAGGCATCTTCAGTTCACTCTGGAACTTTACAAGGTTCTGGTGTTGGACATGATTCTTCTGTGCGGGATGGCCATAGTCAGTCTCTAATAATTGTAGAGGATACATTCGGTCAGAACAGAACTTCTTGAGATGTTCGTACAGACCAACGTTTAATTCACGAGTGACTTGGTTGAATAATTTAATCTTACCGTCCCATTTACGAGACTTGTATGCGGGCATAAACTTTGCGCCAGGCACAAAGAATGAGAAGTAGTCACGAAGTTCTGGGATTTGATGCGCTTCCGCATCTACCAACATCATAGAGTGGTCTTTGAGTCCGACAGTAATAGTGTTTGGTAAAGTCATACATTATATATGTGACTATTAACTACCAGCCTCAAACTGACGCCACCGAATCATATTACCAATCGTCTGATGACGCCAGTTTAGATTACTGACAATCTCGGTGAGTGTCTCAACGATAGTTTTAAGATACTGAATTTTCATCTCAGAGTCTTGAATCTCTTTATCGGAATCGTAGTAGTATTCCTTGAAGTTCTTGGTTGTCGCTGATAGACCTTCGTATGGGTCGTATGACCAACCTCTGGAGGCAATATCCTCTTGGGACATCTTACCTTCATAGTAGAGATACTTATCTTTGAGTAATGTCTTCTGTTTAAACTCAGCCTGTTTGAGACGTAGTTTAGTCAGAGACAGATACTCAAGATACTTCGCATGTAACGCAGGAGTCACACGAGAAGTCTCATCGAGTTGATGTTTGGATATTTCGGAGTCTTCTTTCCACTCCGCAAGGATGCTTTCTAAATCAATCATCATACACCTAGTGGATTGGTCATGTCAATCCATTTCTCTGCCATCTCAAAATATTTGGGGTCTTTCTCAATCCCGACAAACTCACGATTCAAAGACTTACACGCAACACCCGTTGAACCAGAACCCATACAGTTATCAAGGATTGTATCACCCTTGTTACTGAACGAATTGATAAACCACTTTATAAGTTCTTGTTGTTTCTGTGTTGGGTGACATTTGTATCCGTCATCCTTGAGAGATTTTGGTAAGTCAGTCTTAGCAGGGCCATAAGGGCCGAGAACTGTTCGAGGATATCGGTCTTTTGCCTGACCCCTATCTGATACACTATCCTTATGTTGGGCATCATAAATCTCTGCCTTACCACTATGTTTGTATCCAATCGCTTTACCATTCCACACCATCTGTGGATTATATGTGGGTTGTTTGCGATAGAATATACACACA